CATTTTTAGACAGACGCAAGTTGTTTTTCCACATTGGTCCAAGGAATGGAACGAACCAGCAATCACGCGACTTACTAATAGCATCACCTCGTAATAAGCACTCTACGGGTGTGTTAATAGGTGGATTGACATACCAAGCTGATTTGGCAAGACCACGCCCAACTCCAGGGGCTAAAACACATTTTCCACCAGCGACAGGATAATATCTGGCGGAGCAAAATGAGGCATTGTATTTAGCAAGTGGGCCAGTATGTACCTTTGGCTCCAATTCTAATCCAAGTGCTCTCAATAGCTTGACTAACACTTCTGCATTCTGTCCTAATGAAGAAATAAATGTGTCAGTAGCTATTATCAGGTTGTCATCACCCAGCACAGGTAATGAAATTTTGCACGTTGTAACAACTTAATTGTATGATGGAATAACACCATGATGTTTCCAATCAAGGGGATTACAAGAAGAATGATATGCAAGACAAAATATGATGGCGAGACCTTGTAGAAGCGAATTACCACAAGAGGTGTTATGATCACCCGAGTGACGGCCACCATCAACCTTATAAGTATTTTTCCACTTATCCTTACCTCTAGTTTGTATGCAAGCAAGGAAAGCAGAATATTCACGCTCGGTACATCCACTCCATCTGTAGATGTCCGCCTCAAGCTCTAACAATCGTCTGTGGATCGTCGAATCAAACCGTGCAAAGTCACCCTCAATAATTGAGTAACCCGGACAGCGTTGTAGAGATTTGAGGTAAGAGGCTCCAATTTGCTCAGCGGAGGCTCCTGATGTGTACATTATACCACGACCGGAATCAATATCCCAAATTTTTGCAAGACGCTTAGAAAATGATTTGCAAAATGGGCCGGTAACAATGTTATGATGTACAGTACCAGACTGGATGCCTCGAGGGGCAAGTTTCTCCAGTCCGTCAAGAGTTGATTTAGTTAAACTCTCAATCTTTGTAAACATGCCACGATCATGAACACGCTCTTGAAGAACGTTGTCATCACGTAAAACGGAAAGACGAGCAGCAGTCTGAGCAACACGCTGAGCATTGGAATATACACTATTCCAATCGTCAAAAGAAATTCTGTTAACGGATTCGGGCAGTAGACCGAGTTCACCATGGTTCTTGAATACCCAATGGCGAAAGAGATCAAAAAACTCCTCGTCCACTTCCTTCTTG